GGTTATGAAGATGATGAAGATGATGAAGGGGGGATTATTCCACCACCTTAATTTGTTTATTTAAAAAAAAAAAAACACCACGTATGTATAAATGACCGTGAGTGTTCATGAGAATATAATTCATAAAGATTTAATTAACCCTCTAAAAGAAGAATGTAAAAAAATACATCACTACTCAACAAAAACAATTGGATCCATTAGGGATAATAAATACACTACCTTTTGGTTAGGAAAAGACGATAAACCAAAATCATTTCTTGAATATATTGTAAAGAATATTTCAATTCAGGACCATCCGAATGGATTCCCAGATGATTATTCAGGTATTGAATGGTGGTCACAAGTAAGGGATACAAAAGAAGGTATTACCTTTCATTACGATAAAGATGAAGGTACTGCTTCATTGTATCAAAAACATGTTCATCCGATTCGAACAACAATCACTTATTTAACGAATGTTGGTGGTCCAACGGCCATTCTTAATGATGAAAATTATAACAATGGTTATTTATCCTTTCCTAAGGTAAATAAACATATTGTTGCTGATGGACATTTATTCCATGGTGTCATAGGTCCATTGAATAAAATTAAACCAACAAAAGACTCAAAGAGAATAACATTAGTAGTTAATTACTATGTTAAAAAACCAATTGAACCTAATTGTATTAATGTTCCTCATGAGAAGTTATTCTTACTACCATTAACAGATGAACATATCCAATTACAAGAATCGAATTTACGAGAAAAATCAAAGATAATAAAAATGAACTATGGATCAGGTATCAAGAATGTAACTATCTATCGTAATAATACACCTATAAACCTTGCTTTCTCAAATAATCTAAAAAGTATGGCAACCTATTCATTTAAGTTTCAAAGAAAATCTGAAGTTGCTGTACAAACATTTTCATAAATTCGTTTTTCAAACATTTTTTTAATATATATTTAATAAAAAATGCAGGTTAAAGCCCATGAGAGTACAATTCATAATGACCTTATTAATCCTTTAAAAAATGAATGTTCTAGGATTAATGATTTTGTAACCAAATCAATTGGTACTCTTAAGGATAATAAATATACAACATTCTGGTTTGGGAAAGATGATAAACCAAAATCATTTGTCGAATATATTGCCCATAATATTTCACTTCAAGATTATCCAAATGGATTTCCCGATGAGTATGTAGGTTTTGAGTGGTGGATGCAAATAAGGGATACAAAAGAAGATATTACTTTTCATTATGATAAAGATGAAGGACTATGTTCAGCAAAAAGTGAATATGTTTATCCTATGAAATCAACCATTACTTATTTAACAAACGTTGGCGGTCCAACAGCAATTTTTAAGGATAATAATTACAATGATGGTTATTTATCCTTTCCAAAGATAAATAAACATATTATTTTTGATGGTCACTTATTTCATGGTGTCATTGGACCATTAGGTAAGATTAAACCAACGAAAGATTCGAAACGTATCACATTTTTAATTAATTATTGGCATAAACAACCTATAGAACCTAATTGTATTCCGTTTCCATATGATCGTTTTTCTTTAATGCCTCTCACTGATGAACACATACAATTACAAGAATCTATTTCAAAAGAAAAATCAAAAATTATAAAAATGAATTATAAATCTGGTATCAGGAATGTAACTATCTATCGTAATAATACACCAATTAGCGTTGCTTTTTCAAAGATTCTAAAAAGTATGACAACCTATTCGTTTAAGTTTCAAAGGAAATCTGAAGTTGCTGTAAAAACATCGTCTTTTTATTAACGATTGAATCTATTTTCATATACCTTCGTACACTTTTTAATATGTTTATCATATTCTTTGTGTGTGAACATTTTCCCACATTGGAAACAATATTTCTTATTTGTTAATAATGTTTCATCATATTCATTTCTATTTTTACAGTGTGAAAAGATACACCCCATATATTTATTTATAAATATTATTTATATATTCAATTACCTGTGGTAGTTCATCCAAAGTATCAATTACAAAATCAGCTCCCCCCTCATATAGTATTTCGCGGCTCTTTTTCAATTGATTTTGTAACTCATAAATATGTAAACCATATGCATCTTCAATAGAAGATATATTCATATTAATTGACCAACGGGCAACACCAACCGTCCAACACCTCGCCCTCATTCCCTCATGAATACCTACGACTGTATCGTCGACTTTAATTACAGATTTTGGATCAATAATATTTAAACGATTCATTATTTCTTGGATCATAAATGGATGGGGTCTCGAAGGTTTGTCTAAACAAGTGGAAGAGATATAACGATTTAAATAAATATTCTTTCTTTCTAATTTACCACGGATAATATCCATATTCTTTTTATTAAAACCAGTCGTACATCCAGTCTGAATATGATTAAAGTCTAAATAACCGATACATGGTTTTGTTTCAGGTAAAATATCTATTATTTCATCAGAATACTTCATTTGAATAGTATTAAAATGATTGAATAAAGCATCTACGTCTTTGTTACTTGGATATTCATCGTATCTTTTGAACCATTGTTTTAAGATTAGATCATCATTTAAAATTAAGTTAATATGATCTTTCTTATTTTTCCCCATATCTTTGAAAATCAAATCATTGTTTAAATGAATATCCCTCTTTTGGAATAATTTCTTTAAGGATAATAATGGTGTGAGAGAATAACGGTCCACAATTGTCCCACCCAAATCAAAGATACATGCTTTTATCATATTACTTATAATTATAATTTATGATAGGTTTTATTTTTTAAATATTTCATTATTATATATGGGAAGGAGAACGGTAAAAAGAACTAGGAAGAGTAAACATATACATAGTAAACGAAATGTTTCTAAAAAAGGTAGTTCTAAAAAAAGTAATGTTGCCTTCTGTATGATTAGCTACAAAGGGAATGCTGATTTTGCAAAGTTAACACAAAGGGTGTTAAAGAAAGAATGGGGTTATTCATGTAAAATCTATTGGGGTTATAAGATTGATAAGGATAAGTATAAAAATAATAATGTCCTTTTTGAAGGTGTAAAAGATAAAATGTTACCTGCGATGGTAAAACATAATGGACCGGTTTATTACATTGAAGATGATATTCGTTTTACAGAAGACCCTCTAAAAATTCCTAGGAAAGATGTTGTTTGGTCGGTATACCGACGCGGTTCATTGAATAATAAACCACCACATGATGTGGTTACAGGTTCACAAGCTATCTATTTTTCAAAAAGGGCAGTGAAAGCATTACAAAAACATATGAACGAAAGAAAGAGAGGAATTCACATTGATAGTTATTTTTCAGAATTCATTCGTGATCATCCACGATTCACATTTCAACAAATGAAATCAAGGATGGTCCCACCTCTAAAAACAGGGTTAGGATACGAAGAACTTCATCCTTCATTGATTGATCCAAACCGTTCATGGAAACTCCCCCCAAAAAAATAATGTTAAAATTTGATTTTTTTTGTTCAAGTAATAATAAAAAGAGGATGCCTTGTTCAAATTGCGGTCAATCTGGTCACAATATCCTTACATGTAAAAATGAAAAGGTTTCAAAAATAAATTTAAAATATCAAAAGAAGAAAAAGAAGAAAAAGAAGAAAGAAGAAGAAAAGTTTCAAGGGGAAATGAATATTGATCATATCAAAGCATTTACCGTGCGAAATACAAGGGGTGAGAATGATAAAACAAACAAGATTAGAGAAAATATAATTGTTGCAATTGGTAATGATGAAATAGATCAGGCATGGTTTTTACACATGGCATGGAGTAATCTAAATGATGAAGTTAAAAAATATGAAATAATTAATTCCCCCGATCACTATGAAAAGGCGAAATGGGAAAAGAAAGCCGGTCGTAAATATAAATATGATTTTGAATTAACATACCTTCGCAATGGTGATGTTATTAAAACAAGGGAAATAGAGTTTAAGAATAATGTAATGAGTGTCAAAGGGTGTCCTCAATTTGTAAGCCCTACCAATCCTTCACAGTACATTGTATCTGAGAAACCATATGAAGAATTTTTCTATGATAAGTATTTACCACAAATCTGTAAAGAATATGGAAGAGAAGTACCAAAGAAAGAAGATTATCTAAAACAAATTCATTGTAATAAATCCTCTTGTCTTAGTGATCTCCAACAAAAATATTACCAGGGTTGTAAGAAATCTTCAAAATATACTGGAGAAGAAGAAGATATTGAGTTTTATAAATTCTGTAAGGAGTTATCGAAACAATCAATTATCGACTTCTTTAAGGAGTGTGATCTAGATTATGAAACGCTGAATAATTATTTGCAGTCTTCGCAAAAAAATAAAGAATTTATGTTGTTTCATAATGGGAAAATATATCATGAGACAATGGATATAGATGATTATACGATTGATGGAAATAAGATTACTAAAAAACCTCCTTATTTTAAATGCAAAACCATATCCGGAAAAAATATCAATATCCTGTTCCGATGGAAGAATGGAAATGGTATTGCTTTTCCCGCATTTCAAATCAAATAATTAAGCCACTTCTTTTGATTTTTCTAATTCATCAATTCTTTTAATCTCTGAACCACCTTTTACTTTTGTATTTTGTTTGTATCTTTTGAGATACCAGTATTTCACTTTCTCAATAATATCATTGGGACTTTCCTCAAAAATACATTCAACATCTTCCGATTTAACACCCATTGTATTTGAATAGAAAGCCTTCTGTATATCTTGTGCAAGAATTCTAGCCTTTGTGGATTCCATTCCATAATGATTCATTCTTTCTTCAAGATAATCTAATGATGATATCACATTGTCAAGTGTAACAATTACTCTTACATGGGCGGGGACATTATATGTTTTTTTTTTATCGATTATTTCATTACTTGAATTCCTCCAGATATTATTAATATCGACAGTTATATTATCCCATTTATCACCCCCTCCGTCTTCCGTACGGCGTTTTCCAAAGTGGGCAATTTGTTTTTCAAAAACGATTCGTGAAATATTACGAAATTCACGGCATTCATATAAATTTTTCCCTTTTGATTTAATAGGAAAAAATCCCATTTCTTCAAGGATTTCATTTTTGTGATTTGTCCTTAATATTTCAAAGTGGGAAATACATTCAAGCCCTCTCCAAACACCATTCACTTTTGCTTTTCGACTATAGTAAGGTATCGTGTATTCAGCAAATTTATCACATTCACTTTGAGTGTGTAACATTACCCAATGATCATCTTTCTTAAATAAATGCATTAACCCCTGTTCATTTCGAGTACCCGATTTTAATTTAAAATTTTCTTCTCCAAATGGATAAAGGGAAATTTTAAATGTTAAACGTAAATCAGCCGTAGATGTAATTTCTTCATAGGAATACCTTTTTTCACACATAAATTCACGATAATCTTTAGCAACTTTCCCCGGTTGTTTCGGAAAACGTTCTATTTTATTTTTCATTTTTAAAAAATCATTTTTATCTTTAAGATAGAAGTCAATTACCTTTTTAGAATTATTCCATTTACCATACACAATTACAGTATCATAATAATGGTAATCTTTATTTTGTTCAAGCTTATCATAGTTAAATTCGTAGGAAGGGACTTTCTCATCATTCATAAGGATGGATAACGATGTTTTTTTAGCAACCTCTTTAAATTTTTCCATCGGAATAGTTGTATTACTTCTTAAACTAAATAGTTTTAATGTCCCTTCGGTTGGTCTTATTAATGAATACTTAGAGAGTATTTCTTGTGCTTTATCTTCTGATACATTAACTAATTCAGGAAATCCTTCCAAATTTTCTTCAATCTTAAACGATGAAGAAGGTGTAATATAAGTACAGGCTGTTCCTAAATTAAATATTGACCCTATTTCACCAAGGTTATAATTTCCAACACCAGCGTGCTTCAATTTTTCAGAAAACGTTTTCATTATTTTTTCAGGATTTACAAGGTGATCTTTACAGTTATCCTTATAGATCATTATATCAGGGTTGATAAAAGTTTTCCCATGGGATTCAAGTATTTTCTTACCACCTTTATCATAAAATGAAAGATTAATAACTGTTCCTCTATTGTCAAATGTATTATGGGGTTGTTCATTTAAAGCATCTTCAAATGACCATTGCCCTTTAATCATTGTTTCATAGAACCTTTTCTTGTCGATAGTCAATTCTGTCATAGTAATTAATTATTTTTTTACTTTTATTTTTTAAATAACTAATTCAAATTTAAAAAAATAACAAATACATGATGAATGGATATATAATTAATTATTCTGGTTCATTTTCTACATACTCAACATTAAATTCATCAGAAATACTATCCTTATCTTCATAGAATTCCTTGATTCGGTCAAGGCGAGCTCTAATATTCTCCTGTTCTTGATTCTTTTGATTCGCAGGTGTAAAGTTGTACCACAATGATCCGGTCCCTTTCATAAAATTTTCTGAACTGCGGTCAATGTTAAGGATATTCGCCCACATGTTTACCTTTTCATCCAGTTCCATATCATCTTCAGTATTGTAATGCATAATAATCATACCCAAGAACTTTCCAGGATTATTAAAATGAATCTGTTCATTTGATCTCCTTGGCATTTCACTAATCATTGTATCATAGATTGATTCGTAAAATTCCATAAAACCATTTAGTTTTACACGCTTTTCATCGGTAATTTCTACACCAATGTGTTCATAGTGTCTGGAATAGGATCTCTTATAGATGCCATTGAAGAGAGCACCAATCAGAGTAACAAATTGATCAAGGGGTTTACGATCGACCTTACCCTTCGGATCCTTCGTGTTAAACTTATCTGCTTTCATGAAAGGATAATCAGTCTTACTGCGTTCAATCAGCTCAATCGCAAGAGCAACCATTGGTTTATTCTTCATACACCAGTACTTATCATTATCCTCAAGAGCCTTTCCACGGTTGATACGGTCAAAGTTCTCATAGTAATGGTCATCAATTGTAGTTGCTTCCCTTTCAGCAGATGGACGAGTACGGGATGGTGTTGTAATATCAGTAGCAAACAGATAGTCAAGAAACCTATTTTGTTCAAGGTCAGTCATTTCATTGAAAAGGAGACCTCGAAACTTAAAATTACAGTCAAGAAATTCTTGAATGACTGTAAGACGGGATTGACCATCTTCAATGTTAAAGTAGAAACCCCCAGTATTAACGTCCACATGTCGTGAAAAGCTCAGCTGCCCGATGATATAGTTCTTGAAGATTGATTCAATTATTGTATTCTTTGCGTCAGCACTCCACTTGTTGTATCGTTGGTGAGTAGGGATACGGTACTTCTTTTGACATGTATCACGGTCCTCTGTTGTATCAAAGTCCATGTAGTTGCCTTCTTCATCATGCCTGAATAGTTCCCTGATAGAGATTTGTCCAAGTTCGCGATCAAAAACCTCCTTTGGAATTGGTTCCATTTTCTTTTGTTTCTTTACTATCTCAAAAAAATAGCAAGTTTCAAATTTTGGTGGAAAGTATTATTTTTATTCGAAAATAGGTATTAAATATTCTAGTTCAGTTGTATTCATTGCGTTATTCCCCATACATAAATCAATAAATTTCATTGTATCTTCTTTTTGTAGAGATTTAATAATCATTTGATATTTTTCTTCTAATACTTCTTTTGACAGAGTATCTCCTGTATACTTTATACCAAGGACATGGTTCTCTAAATAATATTCATCTAAATCAATTAACGTATAATTAAGAGTATAACCTGTATTACCATATCCCCGATTAATAACAAGTGTAAGTCCTCCTATTTTCTTATTTAATAATCTTTCTTTAATGACGTAATGTTTTTTATCGATTTTATTTTGTATTGTTTTCTTCTTTTTTAATAATTCTTTGTTTTTTTCATCCTCAGTAAGTAATGTATTGATCGTCAATAATTTTGATTCATAATCACTCCATTCTTCTCTTAATGTGTCTGTATCCAATTCCTCCAATTCATTATTCTTAATATCACCACAATAAATCAATCGTACATGTTCGTTATCATTCGTAAGGCTATCTCTTTCTTGATTCCAAACTAAATTTCCATTAAAGACTTTAAAACCTAATTGATGGAGTGTTGAACTATTCATTAGAATAGTTTTCATTGTTTGAATATTTCCCTTTGTATTCATAATAAAATTGTTTTCAAGAAAGTATTTATCATTTGAAAATGACTTATTTGTATTCTTAACAATTAGAATAAATGTATCTTGTTGTGTCTCGATGTATTCATCTGTTGAACAGTCTAGGATTGTTTTAACATGATAATTATGGTAAATATATTCTCTTACTTTCTGATAATAGGAACAATTCAAAAAACTTTTTGGGAGGATAAATGCTAAGATACCATTTGTTGTTAACATTTTGAGTGATTGAATAATGAATATTAAGAATATATTTGGTCTTCCTGAAAGATATGTATGGTATTTAGTATTAATATCTTTCTTTTTCAAAACAAAATAAGGAGGGTTCCCTATGATAAGATCAAATCTCTTATCTTCATTGTATGTTAAGTAATCTTGATGAATTAAATTGACCTTGTTTTGGAATGTTAATCCTTTGATGGAATGATAAATCGTTTTATTGAATTCAATTCCGGTAATGTCTAGACCTTGGTAATTTTGATCCAAGTAATGAATAAATTCACACGAACCACAGGAGGGTTCTAGAACAGTTGTAAAATCATACTTTAAAATATTTTTAATATAATTTAAACAACGTATAATACTTTTTTGTGGTGAGAAGAATATACCTTCTTTTTTCTTTACATCCTCTTTTAGTTTTTCTGTAATTTGTATTGATAATTCACTGTATCCATTCATATATATGCATGCATAAATTAAAAAAGAAATCAAATTTTTAAAAATATAATTATCCAAAATATTTTCAAAGTTATAATAAATCATGTTAAGGATTGGAACAGATTGTAGTGGCATTGAAGCACCTATACAAGCAATGGAAAAGATATGTAAGAAATATAATTTAGAATATGATCATATTTTCTCATCCGAAAATTGTCAATATGCAATTGACTGTATTCATGAAAATTATTCTCCAAGAATACTTTACGGGGACATACAAAAAAGAAATGTAAAAGAGATTCCCGATTTTGATATATACGTATCAGGTTTCCCCTGTCAACCATTCAGTAGAGCCAATAAATTCAAAACAAAGGTTGATCCACGTTTAAACTTGTTTGAAAATTGTTTAGATGTTATCATTCAAAAAGAACCAAAGATATTCATTCTAGAAAATGTTAAAACCCTTATCACATTAGATGGAGGTTCTTATTTCAATGAAATTATTCAACGATTAGAAAATAATAAAAAATATAATATTCATTGGAAAATTATGAATTCAAAAGACTATGGGATACCTCAATCAAGGGAACGTCTCTATATTATAGGAATATTAAAAACAGTAGAAAAAGATATCTTTGATTTTCCCAAAACAAGGAAGATGAAAAATATTCGTAGTTTTATTGATACTACGAATAATACAAAAATGGAGATTAAAGAGTCAAATAAAGAGTTATTCAGTAATATACCAACGGATTCTGTATTTATTGATATAGGTTTCAGGAAATCAAACTTTGTTAATTCGAACCGATGGGCACCCTGCATTACAGCACAACCTAATATGTGGTGTGTCCCTAAACAACGGAAAGCAACGGTTAAAGAATATCTTTCACTCCAGGGATTTCCGAAAACATTTAAACAACCCAAGAATATTTCGGATCATCAAATGAAGATTAGAATTGGTAACTCAATGACAGTTGATGTTATTGAAGCACTATTACTATCATGTTTTAAATCTATTCACATCTTACCAAACGGACCTTTAATGACCTGATATAAGATTACATGTTTGGGCTTGTAAACCACAACTATCAAATGAAATCATAGTTGTGCTTGGAATTATCCCTCCTCCACACTTGGTTCCAGAAGGACAACCATCTCTACGATCAATTGTATTTTGAGAACCATCCTCGCAGAAACGGTAACAAATCTCACCCACATTAAGGTCACTACTTGTAAATGCTTGACAATAGGGTTGATTACTTGTAAAACACATCATCAATGTACATCCTTGGATTGTTCCATGATCTACCGAACACGTATTACAACCATCATACCATGTAACACAATTTTTAGGGATATCAGGTTCTATATTAATTGTATCAATTCCATCAAGGCAAGTTGCATCCTTTATTGGACGATAGCAAATCTCTTCTGTACAGTTTAATGAATTATCTTTATTAACTAAACAAGTATTACAACTATCAAACCACGTCTTACATCCTTCTTCAACACAATTCCCCCAATTATCCCTTGATGTTTGACAGATAGGTTGACATGTTCCTGGAGCATCAGCAACATAAGGACCCATTGTATAAACACACTCAAGTTCCTTTGAACAAATCCCCACCCTTCCAAAAGGCATGAATCCACCACAACTCCTACCTTCAGATACTGTAGGTATTGTGGAACAATCAATTGTTCCACAACCTGAACTACAACCACAGCTATCTATGGTCGGTGGAGTAAATCTACACCCCTCTGTAATCATTGGTAAAGGACATGGTGGAGAAGGGGGGCAACTATCAGGGCATGTAGTATCTATATTACAGGGTGATTCCCATGACCTGTGACACGATTGTGTACTCTCACACCATTCATATCCACCATCAAGGACACAATTATGATCATCTTTTTGTGAACCAGGTAGGGTAAGCTGGGAATAAATAGAATTCAATAGAGTAAAAATAGTAAATATTTTTAATTGATACATTTATAATTACTCTTTATATTTAATTATATATAATTTACTTAAATATTATCTAGTAAGGAATATAAAGGTTTATAGTATGTATTCTCACACTCAAGGTGTAATAAGGCATAAGATAAAGGACCCAAACAAAAACAAAAACAAAGGTGAAAAAGAAGGTAAAAAGGAAATAAAGAAAGGATTGCCCCCAAAGAATATTCATAAGAATATTTCGAATGATAATTTTATAAAATTTCAATGGCCGTGGATCTTATAATTTTAATCTTCAACTATTATTTCTATATTTGAAGTATACTTTTTATGTTTTTCTTCCAGATAAGAATCATCATCCCCTTTTTTCGAATAAAAATAATTTGTCATACAATTTGATATTTCAATACGTGTATCTGATATTTGATCAAACCGATCTTGAGTTTTTTTTAGGAATATATTTGGTTTAATTTCTCTATGCTGTGGATTTATATTCCCAACACCTTCGATTTTATTTTGAAGTTTTGCATATTCTTTCGCTGTTTTAGTATATACTTCGGAATTCTCTTGAAATTTATAGAAGTTTTGGATTGCGGCAGAAATAGCCGCAAGGGTTGTAATACTACTAAGAATAACGTGTTGTTTTGGTGTAATATCTTCTCCACTCCCCCAAGAAATTGTTGATGCTATCGATGATGAAACTACCGTGATTAATCCAAATAAGCGATACATTGAATTATAAAAATCACTTGCCCTTTGATACCTCTTTTTATATATCTTTGACATTTTATGATTATGAATTAATGTTTCATTTTCATAATCACCCCATGCTATTTTGACAGGTGATAATTCCATCTATATGATTGTCAATATTTACTTTTTCCTTCTTATTGTTCTTTTTTTCTTCTTATTAATATTTTGTTTTCTTCTTACACTCTTTTTTTTTCTTATACTCTTTGTTTTCTTGATTGATTGATTCACTTTCTTCATGTATTCACCTTTATTTATTATCTTCGCTTTCTTTTTAGGATATAAAATTTCAAAATGATGAACCCCTTCATTATCACCAACATCCCCTAAATTATGGTAAAGGAATATATCAAATTGAGAATCTTTAGGTTTTATTTCATACCCTAACCCTACATTACTTAGATTACCATTCTTAGAGATATAGGTTCGTATATTCTTATTTAATAATTCAGAAATTGCATATATCTCTATTTGACCAGCATAAGATCCATTCTTCCTCATATAATTCAAGTACCCTTTGACGGTTTTATTTTCAATATTATCATTTCCTTGAACTTCTTCAAGTATTTCATTGCGGATTGTAACACCCAAACCCTGAATACGATAATCTAAATTATTTTCGAGCCAATCAACACATTGTTTTCGCAATTTTAATGAAGCATTCTTCCATTTGTTTGATTCAATTTTATATGTAATCGGTTTTGAATTTAACATCGGCCATAAGTGTTCATTTAAATGATTAATACCAGAAATTGAATGAAAAAAACACGCACCATCACCTCTCACAGGAATATGGTAAAAATTAGAAAACTTCATTATATTATTATCAATTATTAAAAAAATTAGAGTAAAGGAATACAAGGTTGCATAGCAATCCCACACATACCAGGTTCATGTACCCCTGTTGCATTCCGTAACATACGCATGTATCCGTTCTCACCCCAAGAAGGTCCCCATGAATTCTTTACTAACCAATAATCTAATCCAGTTTCTTCATCATTACCATATCCAACGAGTAATACACCATGGTCTAATAAGGTTCCGCAATTAGGATCTGAATAGACACCTTCTGAATAAAACCTAAAGGATGATAGATTTGCTTGGATTGCGATAGAAACAGGTTGTTGAGCTACTCCTAGTTTTAATATCTTTTCATTATTAGGAAAAATATTACCATATCTTTTGATTTGAATAATGGGTTCACAATCTTGACACACTCCATCAATTCCTTGATAGGGGTAATCTTCTTCTGAACAAATACCATTGTTATCAATGATGTATTGAAAACCATAATCCATAATACCTCCTCCACAACCATGGTTTCCCTCTTGATCAGAACAATCAATCAATTGTTGTTCAGAAAGATTAAATAGATTCCCTGTTTTAATAGCAACAACTCCCTCTACACTTCCTGTAGTGCTGAAAGCCCAACAGCCACCGCAATGACCTTGGTCCTTTACGTTTGTGACTACATTTTCTTTTCTCCAATCTATTGATTCAGGGAGAATTTTATCTTCGAATTCATAGTATTCGTTTTTTGGATGAGGGAGTGATACATTGAAATTAAAATCGTTCATATCAGCAAATCCATTAACCTCAAGTTTATATGAATTATTTTGCTGATTAAATTCTTCAATATACTTTGTATTCTTTTTAAAGTTTTCAAATCTATCATATGAAAATTCATGATTATATTTATCATTAAATTCATTATACTTGGTCATCATTGTACTATTTAATGATAGAGGTGATGAGATTACAGAATGTGCAAGAGTAAGGATTGATGTAATTATTTCAAAGGCTTTCATTTATTAATAGTAATAAAAAAATAATCTTAAATATTTAACAAATTATTAACATAGATTAGTTATATAGGTTATTATGCCTTGTCCTGGCTTTTTTACAAAGAAGGTTGATATCATTCAATCGTTAAATTTATATGTGTTAGAAGAACCACCCCCCGAATGGCTCTGGTTGGAACATGATTTTATGTCTTTAACCCTCAAACAAATGAAGATAATATACAAAGAATTTAATAGTCATATGACAACATTGTGTGATGAAGATAAAATGGATCTTGAGGATTGTTATATTATTAAGAAGGAAGAAGAGAATATTAAAAATAAGATAAAGATACAATTTATGAAAAAATCAAAAAAAAACTAAATTTGAATTTTTTTAAGTTCCTTTTATAAATAACAAAAGGAACCATGTACGCAACGAAACTCATTCAGCGTATTGTTCATCCTCTTACAAAGGAGAACATTACTCCATGTTCCCGTCATTTCTGTCTTTGCATTGAATATTTGAACTTTTCAACAAAGAAGGATATCCAATACTACAAGAACTGTATGGTTAATGATTTGAAGGATGATGATAGACGTCATGGCCTCTATTCTTTTGATGCGTATGGGACGAATCTTAACTTTCATTCTAAGAGTTCATTGTAAATTGTATCGATCGTTCCATCTTCTTTGAGGACAATACAAAAAGAAAAGTCCCCCTCCTTAAACTCTTCCTTAATTAATTTAAGATAAAGAATACCACGTCCTTGAATAACAGAATCAAGTGCCTTAATTTTTTGTTTTAATGATGGATTTTCAAATATTAATTCTTCATCAATATTTCTTCTTATAAAAATAAAATTAGGGATAAAGAGGGCATCGAGAATAACTTTCTGACACCAATAGTTGTCATCTTTTAATTCACCGATTGGAATGGTTTTCCAATGATAATGTATTTTATTTAACATAAATGTTCGAAAGAATCTCTCTGGAATTAACTTTTCATATAATTTATATTCATTGATACGTTTCTCTCCCGATGTATGTATTACTGATGTAGGTGGTATTACAGTAGTGGGTAATGCTTCATAAAGAATAGTTACTGTCTCTCGAAATGAATATATTGTATAACTATAGATTCTTCCAGATTGGAGGCCAATATAAAGATAATATAACATAGTTTCATTTTTTTCAATCATTTCTTTTTTTCGATAGATATACTCAATCAAATCAGTATTCCCATGGAGGAAATATGATAAACTACAGAGTATATTAATCGTAGATTTTTTACCACCTCTCATTAGAGTATATACAGATCCTATATTTTTGTTAGGGTTCAGTAACGGCTATTTTATAATCATATCTGTTTTGATAGATATAACTATTATCTACAAGGCTTATCAACCAGATTATCGCCAAACCATAGATGATGTATTCGGTCCAATTTAGATAATAATATTCATAGTATCTGTTAATATTAAATGGAGATACAAAATCAAGTGTATTCATATCTGGACAATTATCCCCTTCCTCATTTTCCTTCCAAATTGGAATTCTAATGGTCTCATAGGTTGCATTATTACCTGTAGGTGTTATACTACATTGTGGATTTACCCTACAACGTCCATGAAAAGGATTTCCACTACTACTCGCCCATCCAACTGTTTTGATGTATTCTTCCACGAGATCGGGAAAGAAGGAAGGACAATTCGACCCTTCAAGATCTTCTTTTGGAAGGTTCAGATAATAATGATGCTGGGGTTGAATCATCTTTACACCATTGTCCCAACAATAATCAATGATCTCACAACAACCGAAGTGACTGAGATAACATGACTCATTCAATACTTCATCTTCAGGATTGTAAGATATTCCATCCTTCATATGAAGATAATAATATTCTAATAAAAGGATTATCGCTGGAAAAAGGATAATGATTACAATATTTATTCTCCATCGACGAAGAATTTTAGTATGGCCAATGAGAAGGGGTTCTTGATTCCATACCCCCTTTAAATCTGAAAGAACCTTACACGGATTCGGACACATCAGTATCCCTTTACGTTTTTAAGAAAGATTAACTATAAAAAATCAAATTTGAATACCCCATGTGAAAGAATACAAACAAAAAACATTCATAGAACATGCGTAATAGTGAGATGGTTCAACTTCGTACAGATAGCCTTGATACTGATCCTGAAGAAGGAAAGTTGAGAGATGCTCTAGGTGTTCAGTCTCCCCGCGCTGCAGGTCAAGTAAAGCGATACCAATGTAAAAATAATAAGTGTAACAAAATATGCCGTTGTTTGGGATATCTACTTTTAACAATAGGTTGTATTTGTCTTGGATTTTTCCTGTGTTTTCTAGAGGGTGTTTCGGGTGTATACTTCTTTGATAAGATTGATGGAAGAAACAGGTCCTCTTACTATTATCCTGAACCAACATCATTAACTGCAAGGGCGTGGCCACACTCTACTTCAAGACCAATGAGTTGTAGTGATTTCTATGATCCCGAACATGGGGATTTTGGTTGTTGTGCGATTTATGATTATCGTGGATTGTATAATATATCCTGGGTTAGAATTAGAAAAGACGATATCAATGGGACAAATTGCCCTACTTATGAACATCTTATCAACAATTATGTAGAGTATATCAATAAATATTTTACCCCTATTAATTGTACAGAATTCGAATGTTGTACTATGAATTATGCGATTGATCGTTCTATTCGTGAAAACCTGACATTTCCAATAGATCGCCACGACCCCCAGTACAATATTGAAGTCCCGGTAAGTAATGACTACTATACTTGTCGTCCAAGAAATGTAATCCGGTCATACGAAAATTATTATGAAGACCCAAGCTTTGTGCCAGCAATCATTATTGGAATTATAATGACCCTATTGTATTGCTCATGGAAGGCGATTAATTGTTAATTTAATCGCGTCTAAATTATTTAAAAAAATGTTATCTATACTATATGTAGAGATTATAAAATGCTGACATCGTGTCCGAGTGGTTAAGGAGATAGACTTGAAATCTATTGGGCTTTGCCCGCGCAGGTTCGAACCCTGCCGATGTCGTTTTATTATTTATTATTTATTATTTATTATTTAGTTATTGATATTTAATCCAAAATTTGAAACTTTGTTGGTTTGTTGATTACCGTGGTAAAGTAGTATATAAGGTAGTGTTCCCGAGCCTGGTCAAAGGGGCTCGACTCAAGATCGAGTGCATTATGCTTCGTGGGTTCAAATCCCACCGCTACCATTGCCCGTTTAGCTCAGTTGGTAGAGCGCAAGACTTTTAATCTTGTGGTCGTGGGTTCAAGTCCCACAGCAGGCACCATTCCTTCGTAGCTCAGTTGGCAGAGCGCCCGGCTGTTAACCGGTAGGTCGCTGGTTCGAAACCAGCCGAAGGAGAAAGTGTAGTTGACTTAATCAACTCGGGGGAAAAAGTATCTCTCGTTATAGTTTCAGCATGGGTACCCAAGTCTGGTCAACGGGGCGCGACTTAAGATCGTGTGCTTATGCTTCGTGGGTTCAAATCCCACCCCATGCACGTCCTTGTAACTCAGTTGGTTAGAGTGTTGGTCTTATGAGCCAAAAGTCGTGGGTTCAAGTCCCTCCAAGGATATTATGTTTAATCCTAGATTACTGGTACTTTCTTTCTATAAAAACTCCAGTTATCACTCTATTAAACATATCGCCCGTTTAGCTCAGTTGGTAGAGCGCAAGACTTTTAATCTTGTGGTCGTGGGTTCAAGTCCCACAGCAGGCACCATTCCTTCGTAGCTCAGTTGGCAGAGCGCCCGGCTGTTAACCGGTAGGTCGCTGGTTCGAAACCAGCCGAAGGAGAAAGTCTAGTTGTCTTAAACAACTCGGGAGAAAAAGTATCTCTCGTTATAGGTCCGTGTGGCGCAATTGGATAGCGCGTCAGACTTCTAATCTGAAGGTTGCGGGTTCAAATCCCGTCATGGATACATGGTACCGTACCCAAGCCTGGTCAACGGGGCGCGACTTAAGATCGTGTGCATTATGCTTCGTGGGTTCAAATCCCACCGTTACCACTCACCGTCCCCTTAATTTTTATAATTTATTATTTATTAAAGGTAAAGTTTAAGAACTTTCTTGGAATTCATTTGCCGGATTAGCTCAGTTGGTTAGAGCGAGGTGCTAATAACGCCTAGGTCATGGGTTCGATCCCCATATCCGGTAATTGGTTTTATAGTGTAATTGGTCATCACTCTGGACTTTGAATCCAGCAATCCGAGTTCAAGTCTCGGTAAAACCTTATTATCAATTTGTCATGGCTCGTCTCGGAAGGAGAAAGGCGGGATGTCACTGTCCCAGGTTGGCATTGGGGAAATCTTGTATCCACTTGTGTATTTGGGTGAAAATGGTTGATCACCATGGAAACTCAATGCATATTTGGAAGTTGTGTAGTTTCTGGTTAGTACCGAACAAAGGAGGGACCGCCGGATGTATACAATTGTTCTAGCATTCGTTAGAATCTGAGAGCACCTTGTTGTCATTTAATTAACTTGCGTGGGTTCGAATCCCACCCATGACAACCCTATATTATTTTTTTTAAATTTGATACTTTTTATTAAGGAATAGTTATTAAAAAACTTTCTCTCAACATGGAATTAACATCATATGGTATTAATCTTGACCACACGTTTTATTCAGGATGTTTAATGTTATTTGTGATTATAATTTATCTTATTAAGAATGATTTCCTTATGAAAAAGTATCCTAAAATAATTCAATTTAGTATGTGTATAGATAGGATTTTTATCGTGATATTTGCTTGTGTAATGCTTTATGACTTATCCCTCGATACATCTACCTGTGAATTCTTTCACGATTGTTATGAGGGAGAAAATGATGCTTTGCTAGCTGAATCTTATACTTATGAGGTTAAAGGGTCTGAATGTCCACCACATGCAGGTCCTTTGATCGATTCATTTAGTGATAGACATAGTAATTATCATTTAGAGATGAGAAAGACTAATTGGTCGGGATATGGTATGTCGACGGTTTGTACTGATAGTCCGTATGGTTGTTGTTATTTGCCTGTTGATTGTGATTCTAAGATGAAATCCACCACTAAATGGCATTATTCAACATATTTCCGTGGACCTCACTCGAAACATTTCGCTTCCATGAATACATATATCACTCAAAAAGATGAGAATGGTACTGATTGCCCTCAATATGATGATCTAATCATTGACTATCTCCATAAGAAAGATGATGAAAGTTATACATATTGTAAGGGTATGGTTATATGTTACTTATGTTCATCGATGACACAATTTTGTATTTATAAAAATAGTAAGCAGTTTCGGGAAAAGGATGTATCATATTCGGATCTTGAAAGTGGTGTAGACCATGTAAATGATGGTCAGAGACTACGTGGATCTGCTTAAATAGTTGATGTATCAATAACTTCCATCTTCATTTCTTCGGTTCCATTTGTTAATAACTTTATTTTAATATGTTCTTCTTTAAGATCATTATGTTCACCTTGTAGTTCTTCATGTTTATCCTGTAGTACTTCATGTTTATCCTGTAGTACTTCATGTTTATCCTGTAATTCATCATGTATACCCTGTAGTTCTTTATGTTCTCTTATTTTTTTTTGTAGTTGTTCTATCTGTTCATCAATTGTATTATTTAATTCATCTTTTTCTTTTTTATCTCTTTCCTCTTTTTTAAGTTCATTGATATCCCGGATACAATGACAACCACAAAAGTCTAATTTTATACATTTAGATTTCTGTATGATAACTAATATCGATGTAATTACTCCTCCAATAGTTCCAATAAAGACACCTAAATCCCCAATTGTAAATTCTTGCATTATTATAAGTACTAATATTTAATTAATCAATATTTATCCTTCTAAATTTGATACATCTTTAATTATAAATATTAATTATGGATACATGTCATATTTGTCTTGAGGATAGTATTCCACAAGAAATTATAAAGGAATGTTGTGATGCTTTTATTTGTAATGATTGTTGGATAAGGTTAAAAGATGATCCAGAAACATTCCAATGTCCAATTTGTAAGTATCCTATAAGTAACCATGCTACGATTAATGTAGAGGCAGAACGATCCTTTTATGATAAATATGAAAAATGTATTCAAAGTATTTGTCAAGCCCTATTCTATCCATTGGTAGGTTATTTAATTATAATCATAATCCTATTTATTGCATATTATGATAATATGGATTTATTTTGGAAGGACATAGGATACATAAGTACTAAACTACACTTCTGGTTAGCTATATATTGTTTAGGTTATATTGTTATCCATTTAATAAAAGCTTGTTTACGATGTATTTGTGAATTTTAATATATTATACTATTATATAGTGGTTTATTCGTTATTTAGGCGATGTGTTTTTTCCTCATTATGGAACAAAATGTTAAGTGATTTAATTATTGTAATTTACTTTTTTTATTCACACATACAGAAGTGTAATCTCACCATAACATAGCTGGTCTTTTATTAGGATATTTGTAATCTAACTTCCCAGTAACTTTTGTAATCACTCCATAATTATATTGTAAAAATTTATAGATTATGTTGTAATCGTTTATTTTAACATCCATTGTAATCAATACATAACACGTATCGAGTTTATTATTTTATATTTGTAATCAATCTATAAGGTTTTTATTGTAATCACACCATAACACGTAATAAGTTTAATATTTTTATGATTTTATTCCCTCTCCAGAGTCTCGGTGAGGTCGATTTGATGTTTTACAATTCATTTTTACCTTTTAATGTTCATTTGCAGTCTCACAATTCATTTTTTTATTCATTTTAGGTTTTTTTTAATGATCTTTCGTTCATTTTTTTATTCATTTTAGGTTTTTTAATGATCTTTCGTTCATTTTTTTATTCATTTTAGGTTTTTTAATGATCTTTCGTTCATTTTTTTATTCATTTTAGGTTTTTTAATGATCTTTCGTTCATTTTTTTATTCATTTTAGGTTTTTTAATGATCTTTCGTTCATTTTTAATTATCTTTTAGGTTTTTTGAAAGGTTTTCATGCATTTTAAGATTTTTTTTACATTATTCGTTAAAGTTTATGAATTATTCTTCAAAATTATTAAAAATATTTAATTTTCTCGATGTTTTCTCCGCCAAGATAACCTTTTTGTTCGCTTTCAGTCTATTTTACGTCTCTTACCGTAATAAAAAATGTATCGATAAAATTAAATTGTCACTCAAGAGCTAAATTCATGTCAAAAAAATAAAAATCTAAAGAATATTAAATAATGAAAATTTATTTATAAATAAAAAAATAT